AAAATTATAATTGATTTATATGTACAAATAAAAGAAAAATACTATGAGTACCAAGATATTACAAGATATAAACTTAAATTAAAATAATATGGAACTAATATGCAAAAACTATACATTCTATACAAATGGCATTGTATTAAATCGTGTCAAATATGATAGGCGCACTAGAACAACAGAGGGTTTGCCTGAATATATTGAACCACAAATAAAAATCTTTGGAACTTTAGAACAAGTACAAAAGGCGTTTGAAGAATATGAAAAAGCTACTGGACTTAATTTAAATGAAAAATTTACAATAAAAGAAGAGCCAAAGTTCCACGAAGATGGAGAATTAAATTATCATTATAAAAGTGAAAAAGAAAATGAAAGAACTAAAAGATTCTTACAATCATTACATAAAGAATATAAAGAAAACGGTAATAAAACTATAATAATATGAAAGAAGAAACTGAAAAATTAGTATATGTACAAGAAGTTACTTCAGTATATGCAGATAAAAAAACAGGAGAAGTGCATTATACATGTAAAATAGAAGATCAAACAGTACATGTCATTATGGATTTATATGAAGCAATTCATTTACATGATAAAGAATACTTAAAAACAGTATTAATCCAATATATAAACGAAAAATAAATTTATTATATTTAACGAAATTATTAACACAAAAGAACACAAAATATGAAAACTATTAAAATTAGAGGAAATGATTATGTAGAAGTAAATACAAGAATCAAATACTTTAGAGAACATTACAAGGATTGGTCAATGTCTACAGAATTTGTAGAACTAACAGACAATAGATGTGTAATGAAAACAACAATTAAAAACCCTGATGACAGAATTATAGCTACAGGAATAGCATACGAAATGTTAGGCAGTAGTAATGTAAATAAAACATCATTCATAGAAAATTGCGAAACATCTGCAAATGGTAGAGCATTAGGAAATCTAGGTATTGGTATAGATAATTCTATAGCAAGCGCGGAAGAAGTTGAACACGCTATAATTCAATCACAACAAAAACCAAAACCAAAACCAAAATTATCTGATTCTAAATTTCAACAAATGATAATAGCAATTGGACAAGGTAAAATTGATGTAGTAAAAGAAAGAATGACTAATTATAAATTAAACGAAAGACAAGACAAAGAATTAAGTAGAATTATTAACGAAGCGCAGATCGCTTCACAAACTAAATAAAATTATTATAAGGCAGTATAGGTTGGATAACTATTTGTAGGATTAAAAAAATTCATAATTAAAGTGTTTCAAATGAGAATAAACTTTAAGCATAGCAAGTTGACGTAAAATATCCTATACTGCTTTTTTAAAAACTTTAATAATAACTAAAACTAAATAGAAATGGAAATTACAGGAAAATTAATTAAAAAACTAGATACAATAAAAGGAACTAGTAAAGCAGGAAAAGAATGGCAAAAAAATTCTTTTATTTTTGAACAAGATGATAAATTTAATACCGAAATATGTATAGATGTATTTGGAGATTTAACAAAGGATATTAAACTTAAACTATTTAATGATCTAATAATTGGAGAACAATACAAGGTTTATGTAAATATCTCATCAAAAGAATTTAATGGTAAATATTTTACTAATATAAATGGTTGGAATATTGTGCCTAAAGGACTTGCTGACGCAGTACATATGATAGATAAAGACAATTATAACGATATAGATTTACCTTTTTAATTATGAAAAATATATATTACGATAGCCAAAAAGATAAGTTTATCAAATTATGCTTATTAGCTGAAAACACTTTAAAAATTCCTAATGGTTCTTTAGCATCATCAAGTAGACAACAACAAATAGTTGATGCAAGAAAAGCCGTAGCAATTATAGGTCACAAAGAACAAAAAACTCCGTTTGAAATAATGGCGGAGGTATTAGATAAGGATAGGACATCATTTTATTATTATGTAAATAAAGCCGATAAAACTTTTGCACAGGATAAACCATTTAGGGATACATATTTATCTATATTAAAAAAATATAAAAAAATAGATTCAGAACTAAACATATTTGCTGACAAAAGAGATATGAAAGAATTTTTACTCAGAAATGGTGTAAAAGAAACTAAAAATAATTATGATTTTTTTATTCGTGTAACTTCAGGAGATATAAGCGTGGATATTAGCACTACATATTTTGATTATTTAGATCAGGAGAAAAAAATCAAATTAGCTTTAATAGATTATAAATATACATACAAAATTTATTACGAATAATATATTATAAAGGCATTAAAAGGTTTAAAGGTGTTTGTCCGTTATTCATTATAACAACACAACCTATTGCGGGTTTTTTACCATATTTTGCATATGCCATTGCATAACTATCGTGATCAATTCCGCAACCAGTTTGTGTTCCAAATACTCTAAATTTTTTTCCTACATAATGTTCAGTATAACATTGCGTATGTAAATGTCCTTGTACTGTATTCATCATATCAGCACGGCACTTAGTTCTTGCCGTTCCACCCTCTCCATGTATATATTGAACTCCATCCTGTTCGAATCTTTCTACAAAATCCCAATCAGGAACCTCCAACACTTCCTTATATGATTTGATCCATTTACTAGGTATAGCAGAAGTTTGAGCCTTACGCATTATTATACGATCATGATTTCCTATAATACAAATAGCTTTAGGAAAAGCTTCATACCAACGAGAAATACGCTTTATAGCCAATTCTAGCTCATCTAAGCCACCCATACCATCTGCCGAGGTTTCATGGTAGCTAGAGTAATGATTGTCTATTAAATCGCCTATAAATACAACCTGTGTACAATTATAAGTTACATATTGATCTTTACACCAATTAAGATAATCGTCCAAACAAAAGGGCTCATGTAAATCTCCGATAACTAATACATTACGGATTTCATTTTCACGCATTTTTTGTAAGGCGACTATCTCGTGTGGTTTTAATCTAAATCTATTATTTTTTGTTGATGTCTGCAACGCCTTGTCCTAATATTAAAACTAAGAATGTTTGCCAAACTGTTTCTGCAACTTCAGGTGCCCATCCGAATTTGTTCATTAAGAAAGGAACCACTATTCCAGTTACAGCGTAAATAAACTTTTTTGAGTGTAATATTTGTCCTATTACCACTTTACTTATCCAATTAGTCATTTTTTATCTATTTTTAATTATTAAATGTAAATCCTCTCCGCCTAAGTTAATTATTTCCTTCATTAGTAAATCCATAGCTAATCTTGAGTTACTAACAAAGTCTTGTTTACGATTTAAGCCTACAAGAATGCAACCTTGTGTATCTTTTGCCGTATTTCCTATGTGAAATAAAATATAACTTCTGTTCGGTACTTCTTGCACTAGGAGATGTAGATAATCCCTTGTAGCGCTTTCTCTTGCTAATCTCAAACGGACATTATATTGTCCATAAGGAATACAAGATATATTTTTTTGATTATCCATCCATGGATTCTCTAAGGTGTCGCACATATATTCTCCATTTAGGTATAATTTACCTATAGTAGATTTATCTGTGAATGTATCTCTTATTAATAAAAGATTAATTTTATGATTCAAATTAGATGTAGTATAGTTTGTAAATTTTAACCCCTTTAACTTCCTGAACAAACTCCTTACGAAATTTAGGAATGTCTTTATCATCTTTTTTCCATTTTGGATTAGTGCTATTTAATTTGCGTTTTTTCATTTACAATTTTTATCACACATATTTAAACAAATATATTTACCAGTAATCTTATATATAATACTACAAATTATTTTTTTCATTTTATTTTATTTTTTTCGTAAATAAAAAACTTATATAATGTAAAGGCAATAGCCAAACTTAGTGAAATAAATGTTAATAGTTCATTAGCTTCAACTAAGGAGATACCTATCGCGCTACCGTTTGCTACAGCTACTTGTGCGCTGTCTTGTATTTCTTTCATTTTTTTTTGGTTTACTTTTTAAGTAAGTTTTTAGTTTACTTATATTAATATTTTTTACTTTATACTCTTTCTTCATTATGTTAAGTCAGGTGTTAAAAAATTTCGTAAAGTTATTTCCGTACCCTCTTGTCTTGGTCTTTCTAAGTTCATACCCACATAGTAAGCGTTTTTATCAGGACTAACATCTGCGCCACTATTTGTGCTATATTCTGGAAAACTAGTAGTGTTATTTACTATGTAATCGATCATTCTTTCTGTATAAAATTGTGCAGTGTACTCGATCTCCGCCCTTAAGTCTTGCGCTTCTTCTCTGGTTAATGGAGATCCATTTTCTGATGTTTTAGATACAATGTTATTATTTTGTATTTTATATCTTAAAAAAGGTAAACATTCGTAAAAGGCGTAATGCACAAGCATATCTCCTACATATTTATCCACTAAAGTTTTATATGCTTCGTTACCTACATTTCCTATTGTACCATTTTTTATTAAATCTTGCACTTTTTCAAATAAATCAGTCCCTAATTTAGTTTCTACATATTTTTTTTGTGCAACTCTTACATATGGTAAAATGTAAGATGGATCAACCGACAAATTTATTGCAGTTGAGTCTTTTAAAAATTCTTCACTTATTAGTAATACATATGCCATAGTTATCTCGGTTCTAAAAATCCTTGGTTTTTCATTGTCTTTGGCGCTCTTGCAACCAAACTATCGTTTCTTTCTATTGTAAATCCTTCATTCCTTGCTTTTGCTACAGATATTATTTGATCATCATTTAAAGGCGACTTAGCTCCTCTTAAAGATGTTTTGTATATTCTCCTTTTCCAATAATGATAACAATTACCGCCTCCTTTATAAAGCCATATAGAATAAGTAGCCGCTCCACGAGGACCCCAACCTGGATTTACTGGTATATTTTCCATTTGTACTATATCTTCCTTACGATAAACTTTTTTACTACTCATCATTAATCTACAAAAATCTCTAGAACTTTCAGGCGTTCCTAAAGCGTTATTTTTTGTATATATATACCTTACTTTATAAAATTCATTATCTGATCTGTTGGTGCCATCTTGTGAACTTCTTGCATTTGGTCTAGCGGTTCCTGTTTTGACAGCCATTTCTATTTTTTCATTTGCTAAAGCGTTTAATTCTTTTTCAAAGTTAAAATCTTGGTGCTCTCCATCCACTATTTCATCATCTATTAGTTCCCAATCTTCAGGAATATCCTCTCCATATTGTTCTATAAAATTTTCTAAAGCTGTAAATTCTGATAACTCAGTTTTACAATTACATTTACTTAAATTAGTTATTTGTTCATGGTTTTCACAAGGCATATAATAAGTCTTTCCATCTTGTTTATGCTCATGATGTCCACTACAACCCATTTTTTTTGCCTCCGCCTCCGCTTCTTCTATACTATCAAATAAAGGTAATTCTACGCCATCAGTAATCATACTACCAACTTTTGCTAAGTCTTCTTTAACTTCTATTTCCTCATCAATAGGTGCTAATCCTAATTCTTCTCTTATCTCATCTTGCGACATTACCGCTTTTAAGTCCTCGCTTGTAAATTCTAATGTGATAGGCTTAATTTGTACAAAACTTACAGGCATATCCATATTATTTACCCTAAATATTTTCCTTAATACCTTGATTAAGTGATCTTGGAATGGCTTAACAACGGTATTTAGGTAATAGTTAGCAGCGGCGTTTAGTTCATCTACATTTGAACCTAAACCAGTTTCATTTTTTATACCCATTAACATTGGACTAGTTACACGATGTCCTGTAAGTATATTCTGAACAAGTAATTCCTGCAAAGCTAGGTATTGCTTATCTGCATTAGTCATGGATATTGGAGTAATTTCAGGCGTCCTATTTCTATCATCACTAAATGTTAATACAAACTTTCCTGCATTATCGGCGCCAGTAAACTTTTCTTTTAAACTATGTTCTATTGCCAATCTTTCTTCTTGTGTAGGAATTCCATTAGCGAAACTAATGAAGTAAGATCCACTAAATCCATTAGATATATTATTTAAATGAAATTCTGCAACGCGTTGATCCACGAGCGCCCAATTATTTGCCGCTAAGTAATCTGGTGTATGATATACCTGCATATTAGGAGAATATAAACCACTATATAATATTTGGTTAGGACTTGTTCTATCTTTTAAATTGAATGCAGGTACAAAATGTGGTTTATTTATTCTAGTGTTGCTCCAATCTGCCGACACATAATAACCAGGCACCTTACCGTATTCATTAGGACGAGCCGCTCTAATTTTTTCCATAGGAATGTGGTAAATTTCACTAATTTCTGTTCTATCATTTGACCAAATAATATTTAAAGCAAAACCTCCTTGTAATTTAAAATCAAACGCTAATTTTTTTATAATTTCATGTAAATTTTCCTCATGATTAGGATATGCCATGAATTTTTTTAGCTTAACAACCGCATCCAAATCTCTTTCGTCCTCATCATCTATAATTAAATCCTCTCCTGCAATCATTTCTGATGTTGCATTTATTATAGCCGCATGAGTTGAACTATTATAATAAAGATCAATAAGGAATTGTGGATATAAATTTTTCCAATCCTCTGTTCCATATTCTATATAGTCACGCCCACGAACTTCTTGTACTATTGGCGCTGTTGTTGTTTCTAAATTAACTGATAATATATTTTCCATATTTAATCTTCTTGTGTCCATTCAGGACTATCTAGTATTTCCATGATTTGTTCATAGTCATAAGTTGTTTTACCCTCTAAAAAACTAGGTGTATCTCCATTAAATTTTAGTAAAGCCAAACTTCTATCGTTATTATATCGTAAAGTTTCTTCAGAAGTTTCTAGCACTAGATTAAAATCTACATCCGCTACCTGTTCTGCTAATATTGTTACATATTTCATATTAATTGTTTGTTGGTGTTACTGTTGACCATGTTGGCGTATTAACTAATGTACCATTTTTACCATTACCACTACTATCTAAAGCTGTTGTGCCTGATCCTGATTCTAATCTATAATATCCTACCAAATTAGACATATTAGTTATGTCCATAGGATAAAAGCGTGTAGCTACGGCATTTGATCTATTTTGTATAAATTGCATATTTGCTAAAGTTAATGTACTTGTAAATATAGCTACATTAGACAAATAACCTTTATAAAAGCCACCTCCTGTAAGGTTTTGACCTAAGTCAGCTTCTGACATTGTTCCACTAAAAGTACCTAAACCTGTAGTTGTTGCTTTTAACTGTCCATCTAAATATAGTTTTATTTCATCAGCTGATGCGTTCCATGTGGCGCCTATATGATGCCATTCTCCATCTCCCTCTATCGCTTCACTTGTAACAGCAGTTTTGTTAGTTCCTCCTGCTTTATAAGCGAATCTAAGTTCATTAGCTGAAGCGTGGTAAAGTATATTTATAAAATTATTAGAATCTACTTTAGCTCTAAATAAATTACCTGTACTTGATACAGTGGATAACTTTGCCCACAATGACACACTACCTGCTGCACCACTTATAGATGATGCTACGGCGTCTATTGTTACACTTTCATCTGTACCATTAAATAGTAAGGAAAAGGTATCAAAGTCTTTCCTATTGGTTTCTAATGTTGATCCTTGTAGTAGTCCTAGCATTACAGTATATCTTCATAATAGCACAAAGCAACTCCACTTGTTAAAGTTATAGCGGTAACATTTAAAAAGATAGTCGTACCTGCAGGGATTGTAGTCTGTAGATTTGATATTGCACTACCTGTTGCTCCTGTAACATTAGCCGCTGCTATACTTGATATAACAGATGTTACAGGGAAATGCACTGCGTAATAATTTTTTCCTGTCATAGCGGTTGTTGCTATAACATCGCACCTGTGTTTTCCTAGTTGTTCTCTTAAAAGTTCGTTATTGTTTTCTATAGGCATATTTTAATTTTTTATTGTCCGTAATATATATAATTTGACTCCTCAGGTCTAGTTCTTTGAGTATATTGTACTTGTTCTGATCCTACTTTTTCTGCCACATATAATTTTCCTAATTCTACTCTGCCTTGCACTATACCATTAGCGTCTGCAACAGGCAATGTTTGTGTTTCTGAGATAGGAGCCGTGTCTGTTGTTAATGTAGGACTACCCACCCAACTTACTTCGTATATCTCATACTTCCAATATCCATTAGGAACTAAATTAACATTACCTGCTAATGTATTAGCTGCGCTATCTGCTGTGGTGGTGTGATTCCAAGTAAAATATGTATATCTATCATAAACCGCTTGTGTTAAGCCATAAACATACTTCACCGCTTTACTCATTTCATTTGTTAATTTACATAAATATCTTAATTTAGCAGTAGTAACTGCCGTGTTAATTCTATACTCTTCTGTAGTAGTATAACATTGTACCGTTGAACCATAAACCGCTTGTATCATAATATATAATAGAAATGAACTTAAAATATTTGCAATATAAAAGAAAAGAGTGGCAATATTACCACTCTAATCAAGAAATATATGAAAACTACAAATAATTTTAAGATGTTACTATGGAATTATATGTAAATGCCGCATTGTCTAATGGTGTTGTAGTGTAATCTGCAACCATAGGCATAGGATCAACCTCCTGACCATCAAATGTCCAATCGTATCCGTTCATATCTCCAAATGCAGCTCCAGTAACATTGGTTCCTGCATTTAGCAATAATCCATTAACTCTTCCTAAGCATAATATTTTATCGTGTGTAGTACCCTCTACTAATTCATTCATTTGTACAAACACTAATAACCTATTTGCCGCTAAAAGTTTAATTTGATTCTGATCTTCTTTTGTTAATCTGTGTAACTTGATATTAAGACTTTGAGCATAAAAAATAGTACCATTTTCAACCGATCCAGTAATAGTTTCAGTAACAGATCCTGTACCACGAGGTAATTTGTATCTGTATATATCATCTCCTGAACCTAAATCAAAATCAGTTAACTCCCCTGAAGATACAGTAGTGCTTGTCAATTCGCTATGTTGTGCGAAATAAACAAACTTAATTCCTCCTACTGATTCTCTACAAGTTATATTTCTTCCTTTTGTTAAATTACAAGGCATAGTATTATGTTTTTAAGTTAAAAGTGGGGGTATATTTCAACCCCCTACTTATATAATTTATGATTGTCTTACGATGTCAGCTCCTACTCCTGTTTGAACACCTGCTGAATATCTAGCCACTAATCTCATATTGTCACTTCCATCCAAATTAGACATATCCATTAAAGTAATTCTAGTCATATCTGAAAGTAAGTCAGTTCCAAAGAATAAGTTACTCTTTTCTGCCGCAACCACTTGATTATCAGCCATTCCAGGACATACTGCAATTTTGTAACCCTCGAATACAGGCTCATAGTCGCCATTCATATTGTAAGCATTAACATATCCTAATGTAGATACTGCTGAAATATAGTAAGCATAAGTCTTATTATTCATGTAGATATGTAAATCCTCTTTACCTAAAATTGGAGAAATATTATCCGCCATATCTTTAGTTAAAGTTTGTAGGTTTGCTATAATGTTTGCTGCTGAATAAGCCGCAGATGCAGATGATTGAATAACTGTAGCATCAACACCTGGTAATAAAAGACCAGTTGCCGCACCTAAAAATCCATTGAATTTCCCTGCTACTGCAGTTCCTTCCCAAATACTTTCTTCAGTTGCTTGTGCTATAATTTCACCCATGTATGATATTACATAGTCATCAAAAGATGCAGGTGGTGGTGCTCCTGCTCCTGCTCTCATTTGCATTGCCTCCCAAGAATCTAGTAAAGTTTTTTTACATAGATCAAGATTGATTTGTAAGTTTTTTGGCTCTAAAACCTTTTCTGTAAGTGCTAATGTACCTGCATCCGAAAAGTCGCAAGTAGCATCCGCAACTACACCTGATCCTGCCATTCTTTGTATGTTAGATTTATACTTAATGTTTTCCATTGTAGTTAAGTAATCTAACGACTTCGCCTCTTTTAAAGCTGCTGAGATATAAAACCCTGCCGCTTTACCTGCGTAGTTCGATGTTGTAGTAAACGCCATAATTGTTATTTTTTAATTATTATTTATTTAAGTTATATAAAAATCTTTCTTGTTTAGAAAGTTTGTTGTATTCTTTCCTACTTAATACAGGTTTTTCTGCACTAAATTTATTTGCAGTAATAGGCGCATCAGCAGGTGCCTTTGCTAATTCTGTTTTAAGTTTCTCATTTTCGGATTTAATTGCCGCTACTTCTTCTGCTGTAAATTCAACAACCTCAGTAGTTTTAGTAGTTACTGTTTTAGGACTATCTGAATCAGTAGTTTCTTCTGACATTTCTTCTACATCACCAGTTTCTCCTATTTCTCTTTTAAGATCAGAAACAGCATCTTCCAAGTTTTTAATTCTTTTTTCCATACCAGCCCAATCGCCAACATCCGCTTCATCATCTTCGTAAGTATCCTCATCTTCTTTAGCTAATTCTTCCGATAAATCCTCTTCAGTGTCTTTTTCTTCAGTTTCACTTTCAATAAGTTCATTAACTATACCTTCCTGCTCAACTCTAAAACTTAAACCAGTATCCACCTTATAAGTTCCTATAGGTAATGGAATTGTAGTTCCATCTTCTGTTAAAACGCTTATATCAACGCCTTGTTCCAACTCTTCTGCTGTTGAAACTAAAATTGTGCCATCGTCCGTTTTGGCTTGCCATCCTAACTTGATTTCATCCTCTTTTTTATCAAGTCCTAATGCAACTAATATTTGTTCTTTTAAATCCATAGTAAATTCTTTTTTAATATAATAGGTTATTTAATTATTTATTTTGTTTTTATTCTCTTGCAATATTTCATTTAGTGCCTTAAGTATTTCTTCATCTGTTGGTTGTCTTTCAGACATTTTTTGCATTTTATCTACAAAGTAACCCTCTATACTTAATCCTTTTAACTCTCCATCTTTTATTTTATTCCATAATTCATCATTATTAATTTTCATCTTAACAAACCATGTTCCATTAGGTAAATCATAACCATATAATTTAGATTTATCCTGATCTCCCTCCTTAATCCAACTTTCTACTGTTAAAACTCCTGATACTCTATCCTTATGTTGGTATGTCGCTTTATGATGGTTATTATGTTTTAAATATAATTCAGATGCTTGCCTTACAGTTTCAGGACTAAAATATACATAGTATTCTGAATCAGTATTTGGATCATACCTAAATATTTGCTTATTAGGAATAAGAGCAGGACTAACTAGCATCCTTTTTTCTTCATCTATTTTAGCAAATGTTAAGTTGTTTTTTTCTTTACCAAAGTATACAAAATCTTGCTCAATAGCAGGATTAGTAACTAAACTTATCGCATCTATTGCTAATTCTTCTGAATCATCCGCTATTACTAATTCTACAATTTTAGTAATCTTATCCATAACTGTTTCCTCATAATTATATGGATTAGCGGATTCACATTCTGACTTAGTCGCATATTTGCACTCTCCTGTGGTTCCCCACTTATATTGTCCATCTTTACATTGTTTACACGGCATAATATATAATATATTTAATTAATATTTATTTGGTTTTTAAATTGTAGCTCTTCTTCTGATATTTGCTAATTGGTTTTGACTAGATGTCATTTCATCAGTTAATACAAATGCTTGTAATGGTGGTTGCTCTGCTTGTGTACCTGTTAAATTAAAGTTTCCACTGAACATTTCTGTTGTAGGTTCTGCATTAGCCATAGATCCTCCTGTTGTTCCTCCTCCTCCTGGTATTTCTACCTCCATAATTCTTCTAACATTAGACAAACCTTGTAAAATGATAGCGGCGGCTGCTACAGGTCCGACCATACCACCTTGTTCTAAAGCTTTATTTGCTCCTGCATATGTACTCATTATTGCTCCTGCTACGGCTAATCCTTTATTGTCATTAGCTAATCCTGCCATAGCTGTAGCTAAAGTTCCTAATGCCGCTGCTTGATCTGCTGTTGTTTCTTCCGCTAGTTCTACAGTTTGTTTAGCTGATACCTTATTTTTTGCATCTTCTTGTGCCCTATATTTATCTTTTATTTGCTGTATTTTACCCTCCTGCGCATCTATTAACTCTGTATGCCTTGTGTAGAATTTTTTATCCTCTTCACTAAGGTTATTATAGTATTCCTGCGCTGCATGTATTTCTGCAAAATATTTGTCAATTACATCATTTATTTCTCTTTGTTGTGCTGATACTAACGATTGATAATAGTCATCCAAAAGTTCCTCCTGTTTTTCATTCATAGCAATTAGCCTATCCATCTCTTCTTTATCTCTTTGTAGTCTTTCTGCCGCTAATTCTCTTTCTAATGTATTTACCTCCGTTATTACTCTCCTCCTTAATCTTGCTTGCGCTGTAATAACTTCTGTTACTCTTGCCTTTGCTTCTGCTAACGCTCTTTCATCCTCTGCCATATTTTCACTTTGAGCCATTTCTAATTCTAAAAAGTCCCTCCTTTGTTTTGCTAGTCTTAATTCTTCTGCTGTTGCTACTTTTTCTAACTCTAGTGATCTTTTTAATTGTTTTAACCTTTCTTCTGCACTTTTAGTTTCATCTTCTGCCGCTAATCTTGCTTTTTCTATTGCTTGCCTTGTTTTAGCTTTTTGCTCAATAAAGGCATTTTCATCTTTCCTTAATTGTTCTCTTTTATCTACTAAATCAGTCATTACTTCTACCTCTGTTCTAGCTTCTTCTGCTATACCTTTAAATGCATCTTTTAATATTTGAGCACCTTCTGAGAATTTACCCTCAAAAAATATCATGGATAATCCTTCTCCTAATGATGAAAATCTATCAATTAAAACATTTGCTATTGCTCCTATTCCCTCAAATGCCTTTTTAAGTTTTACAGCACCTCGTTGTGTATTAGTTAAGAATGATACCAATGATCCAAATGCTACTAATAAAGCACCAATACCTGTACTTATTAATCCTGCTTTTATAGTTCCAAACATCATTTTAGCCATAGGTATTACTCTACCCATAGCTGCTCTAACACCATTTAAAGACACACCCATAAATGTAAAATTGGATATAGCACCTTTTGCCTCCTTATTTACTTCATCCATCTCATTCTTAAAGCCCTTAGCGTCTCTAGTTGCTCCTTTGATATTACTATTTAAATTAAAGTTGAAAGTTTGTGTATTTGACATATTTTATATTTTAAAATGTTGCAGCGTTAGTTGCGTTCTCATAAAGATTAACACTAGCTGACCATGATATATTTACATTAGTTGTTCCATTAACTAGAATCCTTAATAATCCTGTACCTCCTACATCCATAACTGCCGTACCAGTGGTACCATTACTGGCTATAGTTGTTTGACTTTGTGTAAGTGTTTCTACATCTGAATTGTTGTTTAATACAGCACCTGTAATTTTTATGACTTTATAATGACCTGCGGTACCTGATGAACCACCTGTTACTAATGCTGTAACAAATACCTCAAATGCTGTTATTGAATTTTTCTGTAATCCTATACTATTCTCCTCATCTCCTTGTGTTGTCAATAAGGTATCAGAATTATTTGTAGTTTTACCACTTACCTGAACAAAAGATTGTTGCAATAATCCTTGTGTAGAATTAAAACCTCCTCCTCCTATTAATACTTCTCCTTGCCTTAATGCCTTACCCATTTTACCACCTATTATAGATGTATTATCCAAAGCATCAGATATAATATGAGATTCGCCACTTATAAAACAATTGGTATTGTTACCTATTGCTAAATTACTTTCTCCATTCAGTATAGTGTTTTCTGTTTCTCTTCCTGTTTCTCCTCCTGAATCTATATTGGTAGTATTTCCAAATTGATTTAATAAATTATAATTAAAACTAAATGCCTGACAAGTTCCAGTAGCTTTGTTAAATTTGTATCCATATGCTTCACATGTTTGTTGGTTTGCTCTTAAATAATTTGTAGTATCATCAGTAAATAAGACTTCGCCTAATGTCGTAATCTTATATGGTTTTATTTCATATTCTTTTATATAGTCCATTATGGTATTAGTATTAGTTCAACAGTCGCTAATGAATTAGGTTTGTAGTCTATTTTATTACATCTATAATGTCTATTTCTAATCATAACAATATCATAGAATTTAAATGTATTAATATCAGCAGGAGATAAATTCATTTTTAAAATTACTTTTTTTGTATCTGGACTATATAATGAAGAATAATAAGTTAACCAATATTTATTAAATAAATTGTCAATAGGTGGTGCACCTAATCCTATAGTCTGTAATGTTTCAAAATTATAATCTATTGTAGATACAGTGGTTGGAACCTCTTTTGTATGAGAAAATAAACCATATGTGCCTGTCTGTGCGGCTGAATCGCCATTTTGAGCAGGTATATAATATGTAGTTGAACTCATTGTACGTTCTCCTACATCATATAAGATTCTAGGCATACTATCATAAGATGAAAATACATTAGTATATTGATTTCCTGAGTAAACATTAGGCACTACAAATTCTGCTAAATTTTGATGTATAGGTCGCATTACAGTAGCTGCAAAAGGAGATGCTATTACTTCTTCTTTGTCTATCAATGCATTAGTTTCATAATTTATCCTATATGCGCCGCCGTATTCCTTTGTAACTGTATTTCTATATAATACACTAGAAAAATCATTTTCGTCATATTCATATTTAACTACTAATTCTTTTTTTAAGTCTGTTAAAGGTTGTAGCTTAATTTCTGTACTATCTACTTTGTCTGTCCAATATCTTGTTGTGGCATCAGAATTATTAACGAATATATCATTATATGTTTCTATTATAATATTATTTGAATTTTCAGGATCTTCTAAAGCTACTGCATTAAACATTTTCATTATACCCTTTAAAAAATCAGCTTGTGAAATATCCCCTCTTTGTGTAGTTAATAATCCACCTTTTAATGTTGTTTGTGTAGTAACTTTCCAATTAACCTTTCTATCACTTTCAGTTGTGCTAGATACCTGCTGTGTTGCTCCACCAGTAGATGTGCTAAATTGTGTATTTTTAAATTCTGCCCATAATTGGTCACCAGTATTTAATGAGATAGCAAAACTACCCTCCCAATCTGCTCGTATTTCAGAAGATGTTGGTTGGAAATTAGTTATGGATAATTGCTCATAAGATTCAAATGATCCATCTGCTCTTTCTACTCTCCATCTAGCAAAACAATCCGCAGGTACCGATGTATTTGTATTTTTAAATTGGAATTTATAATCTATTTCATATATTTCAACATCTTCTGTTGCTGTTATAATATAGGTACTACCATCATAATTAGGTGGTGTAGTCCAACCTCCATCCGCTAATGCTGTTGAACATTGCCTTACTTTGGTATATGTTGCTATAGCAAAATTATTACTATCACAATTAAATGTCCATGAGGATGAAAATTCAGAATTTGACAAAATACCTGGCATTGTACCAGCTCCCCAACTAAAATCCATGTATAGCTTTTTAAAATCAGCATCATCAAATAATGTGGATGAAAAAGTATAAGATGAATCAGCAAATATATTATCTAATAAATACCTTACATTTATCCAAGGTCTAAATGCATCCTCTAATTTTTCTAATTGTGGCATACCGCCTGTACCAGCACTAGCAGTAGTTGCTTTTTGAATATTTCCTACCCAATTACAAAATGGATATTTTAAAACTTGTGTTCTTGTGGCTCCCTCTGCTCCTGCAAATGATCCTGCAGGTAATGGAGTAGTTAATAACAAACCAGTTGATCCCCAAGAATCTTGTATATTTGTTCTTTTGTAACTATGCGCTAATTCTTCTAATGCAGTTAAATCGCCTATTGTTCTTTCTTTTATTTCATCAATCAAACTAATAGCTTTACAGTACAAGTTCACAGTATAACTTGTTTGATTGTCTTTTGTAAGTATATCTGTTAATTGTAAATATCCATCAAATATTGTAAATGAATCTTGTTTTAATACAGCTTTAGTTTGTGCATAAGGGTTAAAACTAATTCCTGAATAGGTTCTTGTAACATCAAATATATTACTAAATATTTTATTGTTACGCTTAGTAGCAGGTAAGTCAAATGATTTGGAATAGCTTTGTATTTTTTCATCAAATTTAGTAAAATCATCTATACTAAGACTTAATGGAATATCCTCATCCTCATATAGATCAACTATTACTTGCCCATCTCTTAACTCTGTAAAAACGCTATTATTGATTTGTAATATGTGATCTTTGACACTAATTTCACTTATAGTAAGTCTAGTGCCATCATCATTAATATATGATATACCTAAAATTTGTGTTGATGCTAATGCTGTAAATTTTAAAGTTGTTTCTGTTACATTAGATGTCGTAGGATTATTATTAGGAGCAATAATAGGTAAATTACCATTTGCATCTGTGAAATTATCTGTACCTATTAATATGAAACCTCCTGCCGCTGCTGAGTGTGTTATAGTTAAATCATATTCATTACCTGCAATTAAATTACATAAAGTCTGATATATTCCGCTATATGAATCGCCACCAGTTCCTGAATCTAATACCATAGCATTTAAACTACTTGTAGGAGCATCTGCTGTTGTCCAAGGGCTACCATTTGTATGATACCCACGCCATAATCCTATTGTAGATGGCGCATTTGTAAGTCTATCTGCTAAAGGATCAGACGCTGTGGTGGTGGATACTGTGTCAATACCTGCACTAAAATTAGAATCAGCTACATATTCCAATATATTAGCAGTTGCTATTGAAGAATATTGTCCTTGATAATTTTGTGGATATAATATTAGTTGTACGCTCATGCTTTGTGAGTTCTTTTCATTTTAGACTTTTCTATATTAAACATATAAGAAATTTTCTTGTCATTTTCAATTGTTTTCCTAGTGTATGATGAATCACTAATAGTAACTGGTTCTATATATCTATTGGTAACAGTTTCAGATGTATCTGTTTGAAATTCTTTAACTATATAAACTTCTAAACTATTATTTAATTCTTCAAACCATATTGCCTCTTCTTCATTAATAAAATCTGTACTTATTCTTATTCTTTCTGTATTATTTGTAAGTAAATTCTTTTTACCTCCTTGATAACCATTAGTCGTAAATACATTACTATTCCAATTACCATGTAATTGATTATATGATACTCTATTTGTAGAAATAGTCCTTACTGATTTCATTCTAAATGTATAATAATCCCATGTACCCCATTGATTTAACCAACATAATCTTATAGCTTCATATCCTAAACAAGCATTAGATACAATATTAAATGTATATAATTGACTAATAAGAGCGCCACTATCATCTTTAGCTTGTAATGTATAATAACTTACATTTGCTTTGTGTGTGTTCCAATCTGCATATGTACTAGGTTTTTTTATATAACCTCCATCAAAATTAGCAGGAAATGCTCCAAAATACATTAGATTTCTATTACTTCTACTACTGTTTGTAGTTTGACCTCCATTTGTCCAATTTTGATTTACATTTATATCTGATCCTAATTGTGCACCTGCACTATTATATAATTTTATAGTTATACGATTTACTTTATTTACAGTAGCTGATCCTGATCCTATTTCTGGAAAGAAATTTAAAAAAGGCATTGTACCATAGTCTGTAAGTCTTGTATATTGTGTTGTAGGTGCATTAGTTAAAAATTTACTATCTGAATCATTCATATATAGATTGGCAGTATCCATATTGAATCCATAATTAAAGTTATTTAAAGTAAGTACATTATCAGGTTGTAACATACCATTAAATATGGTAAATTCTACACTATTTTCTTGTGTAGTAGTGTCTTCTGTTACGGCACCAGTAGCTGTATCAGAATATTCCAAACTAAATGTAACTTGGAAATGCTTTACAGAATTATTATTTGTACTTAATATATCTATTAAATGAACAGGGTGTGGTGTATTTTCGCTATAATCTACGCCTTTATATGTACTTGCTTCGCCATATGTAGTTCCATTATAATCAGGGCTTACATAATTTTCTAATATTGTACTAAAATCAAATATAGCAACTCCTTGTCCGTTAGGATTTACTTTAGTAATAGCAACTATTTGACTTGTACTACTAGGATTTATAGCAAATTCTAACACTCTTAGTCTTGCAATGAATTTTGTATTGAATTTATTAGCTACTATAGTGTTATTAGATACAGTAAAAACTAAATTTTGCCCTACTGGTATTGCTACTCTATCTTTTCCAAATTGATATGGTTGTTGTTCTATAATTGTACTCATTTTTTACCTATGTTTTTTGTTATTTCCATGAAATCTTTATTGAATGCATTTAGTAAATCTGTAGGGAATTTTTTTAAGCCTATTCTCATTGGCGTAGTATAATAACTTATACCTTGTATTCCTCTTATCCATAAAGATCGAACAATAGCTATTTTTAATCCTTTTCTTGAAATAAATTTTCCTTGTGCATCTCTAGGCGCTATACCTTTTTTTACTATCCATTTATCTAGTGCTGTATATATACTTCCACTACCTTTACCGCTACCAAATTGATACGGACTTTTAGTTGGCGAACCTCCTTTTATATTTTTATAATATCGTACTCCACTATGACTACCTTTGTATTTACCTGATTTAAAAGTGCCACCTATTCCTGATACTCCTTTATCTACAAAATCTCCATAATCTGCTGAAAAAAATCTCAAACTATATCCTTTTGGCGTACTTATTAATTTATATTTTATTGAATTTAATAAAGTACCAGTAACCACTTTACCTGCAGTGGATAAATTATTCTTAGCTTGTTTTGTTACCTTTCTACCAAAGCTATTTAAAAAATTTTTTATCGCCTTATCTTTCATTATACAAGAGCCACAAACATTTCTACTTGAATATCTGTTGTTGCTGATGGTCTAGCTTGTACACTTGTAACATCTTCTAATGTTCCAAAAGCAGGTGTGGTATCTTCTTCTCCTATTGCAATATTTTCGCCTTGAAATAATATATGTGATGCGCCAGCTCTTACAGTTACTTGGTAATTAGTATTAGTTGTTACAATAGCTAATTCCATATCCTGATCTGTACTTAAATTAGTTACCCTAATATATTTAGCGTTTTCTACATCTAACGCACCTGCACTAGCATGAGGTGTAGAAGCAAAAGTAGCTATTGTAGTAGTTTGACTATGTGCGCAAGTTAATATTCTTTCATATACATCCACTATACCAGTGGTTGTTATTGTATTAGTAGTTCCCCTAATAGCGCCATTTAGAGTAACCGATTCTGTAATTGTTGTTGTTAAATCTGCCATAATTTTATTTTTTGTCTATTTGTTTTAGTTTATTTATTGCCCAATTAATACCGCTACTTCCTCCCCAAGCATCCCACATTAACCCTCCACATCCTTCTGAATATGGAACATCCTTATGTTGTTGATGTCTTTTGAATGATGCCATCCTAGCAATTGTATCTCTGCTTATATTTTCACGATTTGCTAATTGAGATGATCTTGTCCATCCTACTCTTGTGCCACAATCACTACCATTTTCTTCTTTCCATTTTCTTGCCCTTTTAGCGTTATTAGTTGCCGCTTGTGGATAATCATTATAAGTTTCAAATTTTATACTTATTTCTTCCAATTTTTCTAGTAAATCCTCGTAATTCATATCTTTATTATTATTTTAAAAAATCCTATTTCTATTTTATATTTGCCTATTTTAAATTTTATCATTTACCTGCATAATCAGTAGTGGATGGAATGTTACAAGTTTGGTAATCATTCATTAATAACACAGGCAAAGTAAATACCCAACCTACCGCAGCGTTGTCGAATCTTTCTGTAAAAGGTTCTATTGTAATATCTCCATCTTGTATAAAATAAGCGGCATCCTCATTTATTCCTATATTAGAATGGTAAAGAGCTTCTCCTGTTTTAAATGTACTTATTATATCTTGACATATTTGTAAGCAATCAGACAATACAGTTTGTTCCTGTATTTGATCCTGATCTTGAGAAGTCGCTGTAGCTGAATTATCTTGTTGTTGTACCATATATACCAAATCCATAACAAATATTTGAAAATTCATAACCGTAGTCTTTTCGCCAAATACAGCATTAACTGGATTTATAAACATCAAAGGAAATAACGTGTTTTTTTCCAAATCAATTTCCCAAATATCTCCACTATTTACATTTTGTATTTGTTTATGATTAACGCCTATTTGCTTTAAAGTGTTAATTGTTTGATTATAGTCTTTAAATTTTGTCATTTATTTATTGCTTTAGTTTCGTTTAAATCAGTTTCATAACTTAACCATGTTAAACATTCATATAGTGGTAAATTTGTAATTCTTTCTAAGTTCACTATTTCGCCATTTGTTAATTTATACATTATTGCAAACCATCCCCACTTCCTTGTAAATTGTTTTTCTGTACTTGCTCCACTACTTTTTTCTTGAGATTTAGTAAAAATGAGGGCAAACGTATCAACAGTTCTTTCCCTAAAATCCAAAAAAAAACCAAAGAATTATGAACATCCCTAGCTTTCATACTCTTAAATATTTCCGCTCTTACTTCTGCTTTTGTTCCATCATAAGCTTCAATAGAATAACTATTATTTTTCTTTTCTGTTATTGGTCTATACAATACACTCATAACTTTATCCAAATTATCTTGTAATCCTGCATCTATGTAATTTTCAATGTCCGCATATTCGCCTAATGTAATAAGTTCCAAATTAGGATGGAATCCATATTCTTTATTATCTATTTCTATAATTCTATTAAATATCGTATTTTCTTCTGCTTGTAGTTTTGATAAATATTTCATTAACTCCGCAGTGTCATTTAACGTTAATTGCTTTAATATCTTTTCAGGAATATCTGATAATAGTTTTATTGTTTCTAGCGCCTCCTTACTTTTAGTTTTAGTTTTAGATGTTATTAATTTTGCCCATTTCTCCAATGTCACATCATTCCAACTCCTAATTACATTGTATTTTCTTTTTTTATTCTCTTTTGTAATCGTGATTTGCATAATATATAATAGAATTTTTTGTTATTTAGTTTAAAAATGTATATTTGTTGCCTAAATGTGTTTTTGTGTTGATGTGTTATAAAGAGGTCGCTCCTAGTGGGCGGCTTTTTTATTGCACAAAATATTTACCATAATTACTATCTATCTCATAGTAACAACGCATAGCTAATGCATCGGCATAATCAGGCGATCTTCCTAAAATTGCTTTGATTGTGTCCTTTGGTATAATCTGTAATTTAGTATCCTTATCAGCGTCCTTTGTTCTTACTTGCTCTAGTTCTTCTATAATATCATTTTTAATTCCTATGTCTTTACAAGTGATACCTATTTGTCCTTTATTTATTAAATCAGCTAATTTATAAAAACATTGTGTTTTTAAATTTTGATAATTTTCTCCTTTTAATGCTCTTGAATTATTTACAAATCCTTGGCATCTTAAATAATCTTTTACACCTCCACCTACTCCATCTTCATCCACAATTATATTTCTTAATGGCACTTGATTCTCTTGTTGTAATCTCCTAACCTCCTCCACAACATCATTTATAGACGATTTAAGCAAAGATTTAATATTTATAATATGTAACCCTTTCCATACCATTATAACCGTTTTATCGCTTCCAAAACGCGCTACATCGCAACTTATATATTTATCTCCTTTTATTCCTGTTTGATTGAATAAGTTTATAATCGCATCGTATTGAATTAAACTATCGTCTGTCGCATCATATTCCCAATTACCATATAATAACCTTTGTTTACTTAACTCATCTAAGGTTTGTAATTGTGTTTTGTAATATTTGGATATATATTGATTATCGTCTACTAAACTTTGTATAAATTTTCTATGTGGTTTTTGTTTCCCCTCTTTTGATGGTCTATAATATTGTGTATATACCCAATTCTTAGCAGGATTACAAGTCATTAACAATTTAGGAATTATATTATATTGATCTAATTTATACCTCATTCTTGAAGAAACAATATTTTTTGCCTTTTCTGTTATTTGGTTACATTCATCTATGAAAGCGCCAGTTAATTCTAATGATCCTAAGTTGTCAAAGTTTCTGTCTGATGGATATAGGAATAAATCCTTAAGCATTATTTCAGATTTATTATAAAATGTTATAACATTGGAACTTCCGTTAAAATGGTAATGCTTTTCTGCTTTGATTCCCCACTCTTCACATACTTCAAAAAATGTATTTAATGTAGTTTTCTTTAATGAATCTAATTTACTTCTACCCATTAAATATCTAGTTTTAGGATATTTTAGACACATTAATATTAACCAACTACATCCTACCCATGATTTACCTCCTCCTGCTGCTCCGCCAAATAATACTTCTGTGGTTTTTTTATCAAATAAGTACTCTATTGCCTCTTGTTGAGTGAGTGTAAATTCTGCATTAATATTCAACGCCTTTAATATTTACGTTTATTTTTATTGGCTCATTATCAGAAGTTATGTCCAATTTATTAGTTTCGTTCCATCCTAATTGTGTTTTAGCGGCATGAATCACTACACTAGGCACCTTATCTTTTACACATTCATAATATTTAGATTTAATAAAATCCTTTGCAATATTTTGTATATCTTTTACTTTTTGTGCAAATTCTTCATCATCTTTTAACCATTTATAATAATTAGTTCGAGATAATTCTGTAGACTTCAAAGCTGTTGTGACTACTCCTAGGCTAGATTCTAGCGCATTAATCATTCTTTTTTTGTTAATCTGTGTTCTATTTTGTTCCATTTATTTACAATATTTATTTAAATGTATATTATAATCAAAACCAAGTTCATTTAATATTCTTTTTATTTTATTTTGTGGAAATGCTTGGTTACCATAACCTAAACTACATATAAATTTCCTAAATTCATTAAGATCAACTATAGTTCTATTATTTAAATATTTTTTTATTTCTTCCTTTGTTTTATCTTTTTTAATTCTATCTATTACATTGCCTTTTTTGTAATAATCAGTTAATTTTATAAGATTTTGGAAATATTTATCTATTTTTTTACTATGTGTTTCTAATAATAGTTTTTTCTTTTCTTTATAATCATAACTTCGTATATTATTTTTTAATATATCTTTTAACATATGATATTGTTCCTCATTTGTTTCAAATAGATATGGATAGTCCTTATCAACTAATTCTGGAAATGTAACTCTATTAGGCGCTACTATTACTTGGTCATTCATAATACTTTCTACTATACTTATGCAAAATGTTTCATGTCTGCTATTAATTACATTTGCATGGCATTTGGATAATTCTACTAAATAATCTGAATGTAAGCTAAATGATTTAACCTCCGTATATGGTTTACTTTCTGCTACTGATATATTGCTCCTATCTCCTGCTGTAATTATTACTTGAAATTTTTCTCCTTCTTCCCATAATCTATCCCATACAGCAAAAGTATCTTTCCAATTTTTATATCCGTCTAACCTATGATTATATATAAAAGTAAATTTATCATATTTTTTAGTCGATTTTATTTCATTACAATATCCTCCTATATCTACTATACTTTTTTCTTTTATTTTCTCCACTTCCTTAGGTAATAAAATATCTTCCGCCTCTTCAATTAACATATTATAACAATGTTTAGTATGAAAATAATTTACATCCGCACACATACTTCCTATAATCTGATCCAACATAATATGTCTACAAGGTTCATAATTAGTAAGTCTTTCTAGGCTCCTATGTATTACATAATGATGGTAATTGAAAACTTTTACTCTTAAATCTGCATCCAGAGTGTCTATAAAATACTTAAAATGATGTCCTTGTTCTACTACATTATTCCAAATAACATCAATTGCGTATTTTTTGAATATTTCTCGTAATACATTTGTATTGAAGTGTGTAACTTGTTGCCTTTTATTTCTAGGAAATGGCATTTGTATTACTTTGACTGAGGGGCTTAGATCATCTTTTATGTATCTCCTATTTTTATCCAATATAAGCAAAAAATTATATTTATTAGTTTTGGCTAATTCATTGCATAATTGTTTTATTATTATATAATTGCTATCAGCATTTATATTATCTACTGAAAACATAGGATATATTAGTATATTTAATTTTGGATTCTGCATATTATATTTGGATATTTTTTAGTAAAGTTTTCTATATCTTGACTTACATTTTCGTATTCATATTTAGGCATCCTTAATGTAACCACCACTTCATTATTAGTAAAAGAATTATCCGATTCATCAAAATTTTCCTCTCCAAATACATCATCTTCATTTTTCCATACATCTAAACCGAACTCATTTAATTTTACAGAATCCCAATCGTTAGCCAACATATCCCATTCCCATTCTCCAAAATTCACATTATCTTTTATTATAAATTCATCCTTTTGATCATCTGTTAATCCCTCCGCTATATCTATCCATACTTCTTTTAGTCCTGCATCTTTGCTAGCTTTTAATCTCATATTACCTCCTAATACCATTAAATTTTCATCTACAACAATTGGTCTAAGTTTTAACATCTCTGGAAATTCCTTTATAGATTTAACTAATTTTTTAAATTTATCATCTTTTATAAGTCTAGGATTTTTAGGATTTCCTTTTATCTTATAAAGTTTTACTTGTTTTCTCATAATATAATAGTTTTTTTTATTGTTTATTTAGAAATTTTCTAGCTATACTATTTTCAAATCTTCTGTCTAATTCTTTTGTAAGTATTTTTCTTAACTTAACTTCATTAATGTTAAATTTCTTTTGCATATGCTTAGAGCCGTTAGCATGAGGATTATTAAAATAGTATTCTATAACATCCTTAGTTAATTTTTCCATCTGTTTTGGTGTTCTTTTTGGTCTTTTCATAATTTAAAAGTTAAGGAGAGGAACTAATCGTTACAAAGTATAACCGCTCTGTTAATATTATAATGATTAAACCCCTCCATTAGTCAAAAGGTTCATTGACACCCCTTTCTCCTATTAATTTTTCTTTTGCTCCATCCCACAACATATCCCTTTTTTTACTTAGTGTAGGTTCTGTTC